GAAGGGTGAGCTGGCCGGCACCCGCTTCGATCTTCTGCCCTACCAGGCCGACCTGATCCTCCGGCCGCTGTTCGGATGGAAGCGGAAGGCCGACGACCGGCGCCGGTTTCGCAAGGCGTACATCGAGATCCCGAAGAAGAACGGGAAGACGCAGCTAATCGCGGGTCTCGGGCTCTACATGCTGCTGTGCGACGGCGAGCCGGGCGCGGAGGTCTACTGCGCCGCGGCCGACCGGCAGCAGGCGTCGATCCTCTTCGAGGCTGCCAAGGCGATGGTGGAGGCAAGCCCCGGCCTGGCCAAGCGGCTGAAGTGCTACCGCACTTCGATCGTGCGGCGGGATGACGAGACGGCCTTCTTCCGGGTTCTGTCGGCCGACGCGGACACGAAGCACGGCTTCAACATCCACTGCCTGATCATCGACGAGCTGCACGCGCAGCCCGACCGCGAGCTCTTCGAGACGCTCACCCGCGGCGTCATCGCTCGGCGGCAGCCGCTGACGCTATACATCACGACGGCGGGGGACGACGACGAGTCCATCTGCTACGAGGAGTACGAGCGGGCGAAGAAGATCCTGAGCGGGACGGAGCCGTTGTCCGACTACCTGCCGGTCGTCTTCGAGTCCGACCCGACGGAAGACTTCCTCTCGCCTGAGGTGTGGCGCCGCGTGAATCCGGCGCTGGGCGTGACGATCACGGAGGACGTATTCAATTCATTCGCGCGGGAGGCGGCCGGCGAGCCACGGAAGCGGAACGACTTCGTGCGCTACCACCTCAACCGCTGGGTCAACCAGGCGACGGCGTGGATTCCTGTCGAGTGGTGGGACGCCTGTACCGCGCCAATGCCGTCAGACGCCGAGCTCGCCGCCTTCCCCTGCGCGGTCGGCATCGACATGGCCCAGAAGATCGACCTGGCCGCGGCGCCGATCGTCTTCCGCCTGCCCCTCGAGGGCGCCGCGGCCGAGACGGTCGAGGTTGTGACCGAGGACGAGGCGGGGGAGCCGGTTCGCAAGTCGCTCTCGCTCAACTACCGGATCGCGATCCTCCCCGCCTTCTGGCTCCCCGAGGACACCCTCCGGGAGCGCGCTCGAGTGGACCGCGTTCCCTACGACATCTGGCGGGACGAGGGCATTCTCCGGGCTACGGCCGGCGCCGTCATCGACTCCGACGCCATCATCTCCCACGTCCTGGGGCTGTCGAAGCGGTTCCCTCTGGCGAAGCAGGCCGAGGTGGCCTACGACCCCGCGTTCGCCACGGAGATCGCGGTGCGCCTCCAGGCGGCCGGATACAAGACCATCGAGGTGCTCCAGAACTACAAGCACCTCAGCGAAGCCTGCCAGGTGTTCGAGGCCCTCGTGAAGGCGAAGCGAGTCATCCACGGGGGGCACCGCCTCCTACGGTGGAACGTCGAGAACGTGGCGGTGAGGCAGGACGACGCCGGCCGCGTCCGGCCGGTGAAGCCGCGGAAGCAGGCGAAGCGGATAGACGGCGTCGTCGCGACCATCATGGCGCTCAGCCGGTTGATGGCGATCCCGGAGCCAGCGCCGCCACAGGACTACGGCGAGGAGGTTTGGGTTGGATAGGCTCGACGTCATCGGCATGTCCGGACTCGCGTCCATTGCGGTCGGCGTCGTCGCGCTCGCCGGGTGGCCGTGGTGCGCCATCCTCGTCGGGTCCGTCCTCGTCGGGCTGTACGCCGTGCGCGAGATCCGCGCGATCGTGAAAGGGTGACCATGGGACTCTTCGCTGACGTCTGGAATCCCGCGCCGCGCGCGTCCGTAGGCTGGGAGCCGCTCGACGATCGGTGGTACACGAACGACCTCGGCTTCTCGGCCAGCGGGGACGCGGCGGTCGCCCTGACCGCGGATGGCATCCTGCGCTGCGGAACCGTACTTGCGGCCGTGCGCTTCCGTGGCGACTCGGTCGCGATGTGCCCTCCCTCGACCTACCTGATTCAGGGCGAGCGCCGCGTCGTGGACGCGGGCCACTACTCGCACCGGGTGCTGCGGAATCCGAACGCCTGGATGACTGGGAACCGCTGGCGCCATCTCATGGGCGTCTGGATGGCGACATGGGGTAACGCCTATAGCGAGATCGTGGCCGACCGGGACTCCTTCGCTGGCGAGCTGCGCCCGATTTCCCCGGCGCACATTCGGATCAGGGATCAGCGCACGGACGGCACGCTCATGTACGAGTATGCGAGGCCGGGCCGGGCGCCGCGTGAGCTTCCGCAGGAACGGGTGCTTCACTTCCGCGACATCGGAACGGACGGGTTGCAAGGGCTGGCGATGTATCAGCTCATTCGGAACGCCGTGAACATCGCGCTCGCAGCCGAGCAACATCTCGGGACATTCCTGAGAAAGGGCTCCCGCCTGTCTGGCCTCGTGACCCCGTCGACACCGCTGGAGAAAGATCAGCGGGACGCGCTGCGCTCGGCGCTGAACAAGGAACTCGGTGGGGCATCGAACACCGGCGCCTTCGGGGTACTGCCATTCGGGGTCGAGGTCAAGCCGGTCGCCTCGACGAACCGCGAGGCCCAACTCTCGGAACTCTCGGACCAGCAGGTCGGAGCCATCCTCCGCTTCCTCGGCGTGCCGGGCGTCGTAGCCGGCTACGCGGACAAGACGGCGACCTACGCGAGTGCCAAGGAGTTCTTCGAGTCGGGAGGTATCAAGCACTGCGTGCTCCCGATCCTGACGAACATGGAGGCCGAGGAGGAGAAGTCGCTCCTGTTGCCGGGAGACGGGAGGCAGATCAAGCACAACCTCGACGCGCTGCTCCGCGCCAACTGGAAGGACCGGATGGCGGGGCTCGTGCAGGCCGTGGGTGGGCCGTTCATGAGTGTGAACGAGGCCCGGGACATCGAGGACATGGACGCGATCGAGGGCGAGCGGTACGACCAGCCGCACATCCCGAGCAACATGGCCGGCGCGGCGGACACGGAGGAGCCCGCCGAGGCCCCGCCGCAGCGCCGGCGGTCGCAGACGGCGACGCCGGCCGAGGACGAGGAGGAGGCGCGCGTCCGCGCGCGCGGGTGGCAGTTCGCGCTCGACGCGGCCGGACGTGTGGTGCGGCGAGAGATCGCGGCGATTCGGGACCGCGCGCCCCTGGCAGCCCGTGACCCGGAGGGCTGGCGCGAGTGGGTCTCGACCTACTACGGGCGCCACGCGGCGCACGTCGCCGAGACGCTGCACCTCGACGAGCCGGTGGCCCGCCAGTACGCCGAGGGGCAGCGGGACGCGCTGCTCACCGAGGGCCTCGCGCAGTGCGAGACCTGGCACGAGACGATTCCCTACAGGCTGGCTTCGATGGCCTACGGAGACTGAGCGATGAGCGACTACAGACGGGTCCTGAACTACTTCTACGGCCAGCCGTGGGCGCTGGAGCGGTCCAAGTTCGAGGAGATCGAGGGCATCCTGCTCGCGCGGTCTGCCGGCGACCGGCTCTTCGACGACGAAATCCGCGCCCGGATCGGTCAGGGCCAGCGGCCCCCGCTCGCCCTGTGGGACATCGAGGCCGAGGCCTTCGCCCCGCCGGACGCTCCCCGGAGCGCCGACCGCCAGGTGGTGGCCGTGGTGGGCGTCTACGGCGTCATCACGCACCGGGCCGGGATGTTCACCCAGACGAGCGGGCTCGCGTCGGCCGAGGACATCGCCCGCCGGGTCCGGGCGGCGGCGAACGATCCGGCCGTCCGCGCCATCGTGCTCGACACCGACAGCCCCGGCGGGTCGGTTTTCGGCATCACGGAGGCGGCGGCCGCAATCCGCGAGGCGCGAGCCCAGAAGCCGGTGAAGGGCGTAGCGAACGCGCAGGCGACCTCAGCGGCCTTCTGGCTGCTCTCGCAGGCTGACGAGGTGTCGGTGACGCCCTCGGGCGCCGTGGGCTCTCTGGGCGTGATCTACGAGCACCACGACCTGACGGCGATGAACGAGAAGCTCGGCATCAGGGTCACAACCATCACCCATGGGAAGAACAAGGCGCTGGGCTCGCCGAACGAGCCGCTGTCCGACGAGGCCCGCGCCGACATCGAAAAGCGCATCCGGGAGTACGGGCGGGCGTTCGAGGGAGACGTGGCCAGGGGCCGCGGCATCGCCGTCGCCAAGGTCCAGAAGGACTTCGGGCAGGGGCTCGTGTTCGGGGCCGCCGAGGCGGTGGAGCTGGGCATGGCCGACAAGGTGGCCACGCTCGACGAGGTGCTCCGGCGGGCGGGGGGCAAGGCGAAGGCCCCGGCGCTGGCGGCGGTAGCGCCGGCCACGGAGCCGTCGGCCGCGGCGCTCGCCAAGCTGCGGGGAATGCAGGCGTGAGACGCCTCCGTTCGTTCTCGAAGTCGTCGATGGTCAAGGCCCTCTCGGCCATGAACCTCGAGCGGGCGCGGCGGGCGCAGAGCGAGCGGCAGCGGTGGTCCCCGCGCGTCGCGCTGGCGTTCGTGCTGGGCGCGGCGTTCGGTTACCCCTTGACACGTGTGGTAATCTGACCACGTAGACGCACTGGGCATCGGCGAGAGTCGAGAAGCCCGCCCCCGCGACAGAGCGGCCGTCCAACGAACGGCGCTGAGCGGTCCCGAGAAGCTGAACTCTCGGTGCCAGCCTAGCGCCGTTTGCGCGTTCCCTGGCACCCTTACGCAGGAGGACGCGATGGCCGTCATGGTCAACCAGTTGAAGCAGAAGGCGATCGAGGCCCGCAAGGCGCTCGACGCACTGCAGGACGAGAACAGCGCCGCACGCGCGGCCTACGCCGGCCTGCTCGAGAAGCAGGCGGCCGGCACCATCAAGCCGGACGACAGCGACCTCAAGGCCGCAGCCGAGAAGGTCGCGGGCTTCGACGCCCGAGTTTCCGCCCAGCGGAAGCTGTCGACCATCGCCGCGGAGGCGGTCGCCACCGAGGAAGAGCGTCTCGCCAGCGAGGACGAGGAGCTGCGCAACAACCCCTCGGGCCGGATCGACGTCAAGGACCCGAACCACACGAAGGACCCCCGGCGCGGCTTCCGGTCACACCGCGAGTTCCTCGCCTCCGTGATGCAGCTCGCGCAGCACGGCTTCGCCGCGGCCGACGACCGGCTCCGCGCCCTGATCGTCCGCGACAAGGACGACAAGGAAGCGTCCGGTGAGCCCGCGGTCATGCTCCCGCTGGCGTTCACCCCGCCCGCCTTCCGGGCGACGGTGGGCTCCGACGAGCAGGGCGAGTACGACGACCGCTACGGCGGTTTCGCGGTCGCGAAGACCCGCCTCCCCGGCATCCTCCAGGTCGGCTTCGAGGGTGACCCCTCTGCGGGTCTCACGCAGCCCATCCCGATGCAGACCCCGAGCGTCGAGCTCATGGCGCGGGTCGACAAGAACCACACCTCGAGCGTGGCGGGCGGCTTCACCGTGGGCCGCAAGGCCGAGACCGTGGCCGCCAGCGCGAGCCGCACTCAGGGCGAGATGATCACCCTGAAGGCGTCGAGCCTCTTCGGCCTCGCCTACGCCACCGAGGAGCTGCTGTCCGACTCGCCGCTGTCCTTCATCGCGATCATCGACTCCGGGTTCCGCTCGCAGTTCGGCGCCCACATGCTGAACGAGAAGCTCCGCGGGCTCGGCGGCGACCAGTACCTCGGCGTGCTGACCGCGCTCGCGGCTTCCAACCTCGGCCCCACGATCAGCATCGCGAAGGAAGCCGGCCAGGTCGCCGACACCGTCGTGGCCATGAACGTGATCAAGGCCCGGGCTCGCTGCTGGGGCTTCGAGAACGCCATCTGGATCGCGAACCACGACACCTACCCGCAGCTCGTCACCATGTCGATCGGCGTCGGGACCGCGGGCGTACTGGTCTACAACGAGGCGAACAGCGACCGGCCGAGCACGCTGCTCGGGCGCCCGATCGTGTTCTCCGAGTACGCGAGCAAGCTCGGCGACCAGGGCGACATCATCCTGGCCAACTTCAGTCAGTTCCTCGATGGGCTCTACCAGCCGCTGCAGTCGGCGGAGTCCATCCACGTCCGGTTCCTCAACCACGAGCGGGCGTTCAAGTTCTGGCTGCGGAACGCAGGCGCCCCGTGGTGGAGGACGGCGCTCACCCCGAACAAGTCGAGCGACACCCTCTCGCCGTTCGTCGTCCTGGACGCGCGGTAACGCGCGCCTGAGAAGGGAGTAGAGAAAACTCATGGTCGCCACCTACACCGCCCACAAGCTGCTCGCCGCGGAGGAGCAGCGCACCGTGATCTGGCAGCCCGCCGACGCGGCCACCGCCCAGATCGTCGACCTCGGACAGCCGCAGGGCGCCAGCGCCCTGATGCTGCCGATCGCGCTGTTCCGGCGCTTCAAGGCTCAGATCACCACGAGCTTGCTCGTGGGGACCGGCCCCACCGCGTTCTCCATCTGCGCGGCGACCTCGGCTGCCGGAGCCGGGGTGCAGCTCGTCGTGACGCACGCGATGGGCTCGCTGCCCAACGCCGAGGGCGACTCGGTCGTCCTGGAGTGCGACGTCGAGCAGATCCACGAGGTCCTGGCCACCGCCACGCACGTCGGCGTCTGGCTGGACTGCAACCACAACGACGACGAGACGGCCGTCACCTTCACGCGTGCCGATCCACTGTACGGCCCGCGCGCTGACCTGACGGCCGACTACGTGAGCTGAGGACATCATGCCCCGAACCTCTCTCGAAGTCAGGCAGCAGCCCGGCGGACTGTTCTGCATCACCGACCCGGCGAACACGTCCACCGGGTCCATCTTCTGGGTCGACAGCGCGACCGGCTCCAATGCTGCCGGTTACGGCTCCAGCCCCGACGCCCCAGTCGCCACGATCGACTACGCGGTCGGTCTCTGCACGGCGAGCAAGGGCGACATCATCTACGTGATGCCGGGACACAACGAGGATCTCGGCGCCGCGCAGATCACCGTCAACGTGATCGGCGTGTCGATCATCGGGCTGGGCAAGGGATCGCTCCGCCCGCGGATCGACTTCAACAACGCCGCGGCCTCGATCGACGTGTCGGCCTCCGGCTGCACCCTGAAGAACCTCGTCCTGCTTCCCTCGGTCACGGACGTCCTCGTCGGCATTGATGTGATGGCGGCGGCGACGGACACGCTGATCGAGGACGTCGAGGCCCTGCCCGGAGAGGACGGGGCCGGCGTGGACGACTTCGCCGTGACCGTGGACATCAAGGCGGGATGCTCGCGCACGACCGTCCGGCGACTGAAGGTGCTGTCGCACGCATCGGCGGCCGGCTACATCGCCGGCGTCAAGCTCACCGGAGCCTCGGACGACGTGCTCATCGAGGACTGCTACATCAACATCGTCGGGGCTGGCGTCGTGGCTCCGATCAACGCGGACACCACGCTCTCGACGAACCTCCGCATCAAAGGGTGCCTCCTCGTGACGGACGCCGAGCCCGGCATCGAGGTGATCACGCTCACGACCGGAGTCGTGCGGGACTGCGACATCTACTCCAACCTGGCCTCGCTCGCCGCGGCCATCGCTGGGATTGGTGGCGCTCACTCGCTGGCGCTCTTCCGCAACCTCAACTGCGAAGTCGCCACCGAGACGGGTGGCGTCATCGGCACCGCTTCCGTGGACGACTAACGGCGGCGGCCTGTAGCCGTGAGCGACCTGATCATCACGGAGCGGGGGCGCAGGGAATCGTGCCTCGGCTCCGTGCTCCAGATCAAGGTCTTTGCCATCGGCTACAGGCCGCTCTCGTGGACGGAGGTGTGGTGCAAGTTCGTCGAAGACTATCCCGGTAGGTGGGCGGTGCAGTGCTTTCCGCCGGCCGGCGAGCTCCTGGACGGGAAGGCGGTCTATCACCTCTTCGTGCTTGACGAGGAACCGAAAGGCTTGAACCTCCGATGAGGCTTTCGCAGAAGACGGCACCGGCGGCACGGGCACTCGATTGGATGACCGAGGTCAGGCAACACCTCCGGCTCGATTCGGACGACGAGCAGGATCGCTTCATGGGCATCCTTGTACCGGCCGCGGAGCAGTGGGCCGAGAGTGCCACGGGGCGCCAGCTCGTCACGGCGACCTGGCAGATGTGGATGTCTTGCTTCCCAGGTGATGGCTGTCCGATCTGGCTTCCCCACATGCCGCTCCAGTCGGTGACGCATGTCAAGTACTACGACAGCGCCGGCGTGCAGCAGACGTGGGCCGCAGCGAACTATACCGTCGACGCGCCTGTGGGGCCGAAGTGCGGCCCCGGCCGCATTGTGCCGAAGGCCGGGATCTCCTACCCGTCCACGTACGGGTCACCTTACGAGGTCGAGATCGAGTGGGGCGCCGGCTATTCCACGGTCCCGGCGCTCATGAAACAAGGGCTCCTGTCGATTGTGGGTGACCTCTTCGAGCACCGCGAGGCGTCGATCTCCGGCGCGATCATCGAGGAGGTTCCCTTCACGGCGCGTGCGCTCATCCTCCCGTTCGCCTGGGAGATGCCCTGATGAGGGCCGGCAAGCTGGACCGCCGGATCACTCTTCGCCGACTCGTCGTGAGCCAGTCCGCGTCGGGGGCCGTGGTCCTGACGCCCCAGGTGATCGCCACCGTCTGGGCGCAGAAGGTGCCGGACCGGGGCCTCGAGGCCTTCCGCGAGGGCCAGGTGCAGGGCTGGGCCAGCGTCACCTGGCGGACCCGCTATTTCCTCGACGGGGTCGAGGAGCCCACCGTGAAATGGGAGCTCCTCGAAGGCTCGCGGGTCTACGAGGTGCTCGAAGTCCGCGAGATCGGGCGCCGCGAGGGCTGGGAGCTCGTGACACGCGCGCGCGCCGAGGACCAGGTCGCATGATCAAGGCGAGGTGGACCGGGCTCGACCAGGCGCTCCGAAACGTCTCGGCGCTGGGCGAGGAATTGGCCGGCGAGGAGGTGGTAGGCCCCGCGCTCGTAGCCTCCGGGAAGGAGCTGCGCGACGAGATCGTGCGGACGGCCCCTCGCAGTGCGGACAGCGTCCATATGGCCGACACCTTCGTCGTGAAGATGAGCGGCCACGACAAGGAGTTCGGGCGGACGGTCGCAGTCGTCGGCCCGAAGGCTGGCCGCGGCGTCGGCTTCATCGCGCCCTTCGTGGAGTTCGGCACGTCAACCCAGGGTGCCCGGCCCTTCATCCGTCCCGCGTTCGACGCCTTCCAGGGTTGGTTCCCGACGATGCTCGTGGACCACATGCAGAAGCAGTTCAACCGCGTCGTTCGCAAGTACAACAAGAGGGCCACGCGATGATCGAGACGGCGATCCGCGGGCTTCTGCTGGCTGACGCGACCGTGGCCGCGCTCGTCGGCACCCGGGTCTACACCGGCATCATGCCGCAGAGGCCGACCTTCCCCCTCGTCGTGATGACGAAGGTGGACAAGCTGTCGAACGTCCTCATGGACGGGACGGTGGGACCGAACACCGCGCGGGTACAGGTGGACTGCTGGGCCGACGATGTGGACGAGGTGAGAGGTCTGGCGGATGCCGTAAACGGATCGGACGACCAGTCGACGCGCGGCCCCCTGCACGGCTTCAGGGGATCGCGGGAAGGGCTGCACATCAAGCTGATGGAACTGGCTGTCGAGCGAGCGACCGAGTACGAGCCTGACACGAAGCTCTACCGGGTGAGCGCCGACTACAGGGCGCATCTCTAAGAAGGAGGAGTCGCATGAAGAATCGTTGGAAGGTGGCCCTGGCGGGCCTGCTCGTGATCGTGGCGGCGCTCGGCTTCCAGGGAGACCTCCGGGCGGCTGCGACCGGACTCACCGCGAACGTGACCGTCACCGCGAACGGGACGTACTCGAGCACCGTGGATCTCGCAACCGCCGCGGCGCAGTTCAACCTCTCGAAGACGATGGCGCTGACGTTCGGTGGCGGGGCGAGCCAGTCCACGCTCGTGTTCACCGACACTCGAAGCACGGCCATCGCCGAGGATCTCGACGTCAACGCGGGAGCCCTGACCGACGCCTTCGGCAACGTCTTCACGCTCACCGACATGAAGGCGCTGGTGGTCTGCGCATCTTCGGCGAACACCACGAACGTCCTGCTCGGGGGTGACGCCGCATCGGTGCCCTTCCTGGACACGGCGGCGACGACCACCACGATCAAGCCCGGTGGCTGCAGGGTCTTCACCGATCCGTCGGCCACGGGGATTGTGGTCACCGCGGCAACCGGCGACATCATCCAGGTGGCACCCAGCGCGGGTACGGTCGCCTACGACATCCTCATCATCGGCGCGGCCTCGTAAGGCCGGCCGAGCAAGGGAAGGAGCTGACACATGCCTGATGTCACTGGCAAAAGCGCAGGGTATGTCGGGGCCAACACGAAGCTGTACTGGTCCACCGACACCAAGGCGACGTGGACTCTGGTCCCCGAGACCCGCACGATCGACCCGGCGGACCCGTCCGTCGACAAGGCCGACCTGACGCACCTCACGAGCCCGAACAAGCGGAAGGAGTTCCGGCCGACCTACATCGACGACGGGTCGGTGTCGGTCACCTGCAACGCCCTCGACTCGGTCCTCGACGCGTCCGGCGCGGCCATTCAGGTCGCGATCGACGCGGCGCAGGGCACCCACAACGCGGCGTACTACTGGAAGATCACGGCCGAGAACGACAGCGCCGTCGTTCACCGGACGCTGATTTTCCCGGGCGACATCGAGACCGCGAAGTTCGGGCCGTTCAACGGCGGCGACCCCGTCGACTTCTCCTTCTCGATCCTGCGCACTGGGCCGACCGTCGTGTCGTAAGCGCATGGCGAACCTGATCCGCGGAGAGGTGCCCTTCCGGGCGGCTGGCCGCGACCTGTTCGTCCAGTATGGGACCCGAGAGATCGCCGAGGCACAGACGGCTCTCGGGTTCCATCGTCCCGATCCGTACCAGCGGGACGTGGTCGAGGAAGTGGACGAGGCGGTCGCTGGGAAGGTCGACGAGGCAGGGCTTCAGGTGTTCCGGCGCCAGCGAGTCCTGATCGACGCAGCGGAGCGGCAGCGCCGGATGGTGGCCGCGTTCGAGGCGTGCGTGATGCGCCCGGACCCGGAGGCGTCCGTGGTGTTCCTCCGGGTGGGCCTCCAGCCGTGGCAGCGCAGCACGGGGACGAAGCTCAGCGACGATGACGTCTGGGCGATCGTGAACGGGCTCGGGCTCGCGGCGATCAACCTGCTGCACTGGAAGGCGATCAGCAACGGGTCGTACCTCAAGGGCGAAGAGGACGGAGGCGAAGGCTCGGGAAAAGCCGAGAGCGCGGTGTCAGCCTCTTCGACTTAGACCACCTGCTCCAGGAGGCGCTTCGGTGCGGGCTTTCAGTGGACGCCTTCTGGTCGATGACACCGCGCGAGGTGCTTCTCTCCATCCGAGCCACGTCAGAGCAGCGGCTCGACCGTTACGACGAGCTTGTGGCTGCCGCCTGGCAAGGGGCGCTCTGGGGGCACATGAAGGCCACCAAGATGCCCGACCTCAAGGACGTACTCGCCAAGCGCCAGAGGTCCAAGCCGAGGACGCTCGCGGGCGAGATCGCGCGGTGGGACAGGTGGGCGAAGCTCGGCCCAAGCGCGCGGAAGGACAACTGAGTGGCTGAAGAAACCATCGGTCGGGCGACTATCCAGCTTGGCGCGGACGGCTCGAAGCTCGGGCCGGAGATGGCTGCGGCGGTCGCGAAGGCGCAGGGTGCGCTCGACCGCGCCAACAAGCAGATGGAGCGGGCCCAGGCCGCGACTTTCAAGGCCATCCAGGGCCACATCGACAAGATCAACGCGACTCGTCCGACGAACGAGATGCGGATGCTCGAGCAGGCCGTGCTGAAGCTCGGCGGCTCGTCGAAGCTCTCGGGGGACCAGCTCAAGCGGGTGACGGCCGAGGTGAACGCGCTGGCCGCGGCTGGCGCGAAG